CACAGCATCGACCCCAACAACTCTTGCATGAAGCCATCTATCTGTGCCGGGGTCATCACCGGCGCGAGATTAACCTCAGCCGAAAGTTCCAACATCTGCCGCAATCTTTCCGCCACCACACTCGGCTCATCCATGACAACAGGAATCACATAGCACATACAATGTGGATGATACGGGGCAATAAACGCACTGCTCATCCCGTAAGGTGGACGCAGCCGTTCTCCCCCAATGCCCAATGTCGCGTGCTGTGGACAAATCGGACACGTCACATCCCCATTCCGACTCCGCGCTACATCAATCCCCTGCACGTATGGATTGAGATACGCCGACATAAACGCCGCCTGATTAGCAGCATGGGCGATTTCCGTTCTGCCTAATCGCATCCCGTCGAAACTGCCATCCGTCCCATAAGGTCTATTCGTGCGAATCGCCGCCCGTCCGGGGATAAGAAATTGTTCAATCAGCCGCGCAATCTCCCGCGCACCTGTGCCGGAGGCAATTAAATCCTGCATCAAATCGTTGAGTTTGCGCCGTGTCTCTTGGTCGGTCCGCCAGATACGGTCACTCAGATTGTAGCCGCGTGGGTCCACCCATGTATGTGCAGCTTCAAATTCTGCCATCGGATTCGGCTCGAACAAGCGCAAATCACGCACAGCCCGAATATCTTCCTCGCTCGTCAGCAGTGGAAACCGCGCCCGTATTTCATCCAGCGTCATCAACTCCGCAATCATCGTCGATGACTTCTCCCCTCGCCCATCGGGAGAGGGGTTAGGGGTGAGGGCTATCATCTCCCTCACCCGTCGCGCCGACATATCCAGCCAGCGCCGCACATCACCGGGCATCACCTTCCGCAAATACTGACTATGTGCCGCCACCACGTCATACGTCACACGCCCGATTTCTTCCAGCAAAATTCGCGCATACGGCGACAGCGGTAGACCATCTTTGCGAACAGCCGTCCGCCCATCGTTCGACACAAATAACTGGTCGATAATCCGCAGGGCTTGAATCGTCACACTGCCCGAATCTTCAATCGGAATCACACCCTCATCATTCGCTGCACGCAAAACCAGACCGCTAATCTGTTGAGCAGCCTGTGTCATCAGCACCGTAAATCGCTTCTTAAATCGAACCTGTGCCTGTGGCATCGCCTTCGCGTGGCGGATGGGATTACTCATCTTATCACTATCCCGCCAACTTCTTTGCGCGTTTAATAAGTTTTCTGTCGGAGGCTTTCAGCACCTGCTCCACCGTCACACCATCGCGCAGCCACAGCAGCACCGCTTCACCAATGCGCTGAATCGGAACGTTCTTCGCTTTCAGATAGGCTTTAGCAATTCGCATCCGTAGTGCCGCGACTTCCTTGTTCGTCTGCAAGAAGGCTTCTGGACCTTCACGGTCAAATCGAATCATCAAATCCGCGAACACGAATTGCATGATATTGGCATAACTCTCGCGGTTGTAATTGTCCGGGTTGTAATTCGTTTTAGCTTCACCCATAGACACTCCTAACTCCAAATGACAACGGCTGCTGGCTCATCCTCATGATGCCCATTGCCATTAGTGTACATCTGGGCATCAGGTTTATCAGTGTCATCCGCAGGATTATCCGGCTGATTCGCGTCCTGCTGCATCGCATTATCGAACTGCTGACCATCGGTAACCTCTGGACGATTAGCCTCAGCTTCAGCCTCCAATTTCTTGAGCATCTCTTCGGGATTCTCAATCTCGACAGGCATCAAGCGTACTGCGTTCTCATCATCAATCAACCCGACACTAAATGCCCATTTGATTGTGTCCAGTGTCAGACGATTATCTTCATCGGTCAGTTGCGCCCATTGCAGTTTGACCTGCAAATCACCACCGCGCTGCATCAATGTCACGCGCAGAAAAGCAGCCGCCAGTTTCGCCAATTCCAACACCCAATACTCATTGAGAGATTGCATCAATTCGATGAACATCACGAAGGGTGGCATCTGCACCTCAGCCGACGCTTTACTGGATGAAATCGCTGTACCCATCAAGAACTCTGGCATCTCCGTATGTTCGAGATACAGATAGTACAAGATTTCCAGATATGCCACAGTATCGCCCGAAGATGAACCCGGCGACTTGAATTCAGCCTCAGCATTTGCCAGCGTGACGATGCCATTCATATCCACATCAAGATACTCATTCGTCCCGGTTGTGCCATCGGTGTTCGTGTACGTTTCTATTTTCCCGTACCGATTCCAGAAAGCATCCATGCTGCTCACCTTATCGAATTTCAGCAGGAATGGCGGTCTGCCCTGTTTGATATTCCCATCCAACCCGGCATCCAACACCTGACCATAATCATGCAGCAGGGGTAACATCGCCTCCGCATAAGGTCTGCCAAAGCGGTCATTCACGCCGCGATTAGCCGCGACATGGATAATGGGTATTATCCCAAGCGGGTTACGGAAAACTTCCGGCTCTCCCACAGGTGTACCGTCAATCTGTTTGGTACGCACGCGCACGTCCACAAAATATTCGTCGATAATCCGCATCGTTTTCGCATTCATCGGATGTGCATGAGTAGCCACCACCCGCCAGCCAATGATTTTGCTGTAGTCAACCTCATTGAGATTTTGTACTTCATCTTCATCCGCGACAATCGGATACACAATATCCGGTGGCAGTATCGTCAATGTCCCATCCCCATTGAACACAATGAAGCAATCGCCCAGATGCCCCGACTCCATCATAGCAAATTGAACCTGACTATGAATCTCTGACCACCAATTATTCACATCCGTTTGTAAATCTTCATTGTCCTCAATCACAATCGTCGGCGCACGTCCCATCATCCACGCCGTAATCTTCGAGACGACAGGCTTCAGCAGCAACCCTGACTTTTCTAGCCCCTCTGCCTGACCACGCCGCAGACGGTCATAGAACGCATAATCCACCCGATTCCAATCGAATGCCGGGCGGTGCGACCATATAGAATTAGTCCATGTCTGGATGATTCGCCGCGACGCACCAATCAACTCGCTGATGCGCTGCCGTACTACACGTAGAATATTCATGATTCCCTGCTCTCTAACCATGCTCTGACTTTCCGAACATGATGCTTTAACCAATTATTGGGTACATAATTAGTTCTCATTTCAGCCAGCAATTCATCGTCTTGTATAGGTCTAATATGGAGGTATGTGTAACCTTCTTCATTAGAAAAATATGCTGTCCATTCCTCAGTGATAGGCGAGAATGACAGTGAGTTCAGAATCGCACCAAAAACAACTCCAAAGTGAAGTGCCATCGAAAGGGCATCATCAAATCCCAACGTCATCTTATCTCCTCTTCCTCTTGTATTGCGAACGTCCCCAATTCATGCTGGTCTGCCGCATTTCAGCTTTATCTTCTGCCAACACCGGGTCATCGAAGTACATACATAGATAACGAAGCGAATCGACTCCGTGGTCGTCAGCTTTAACCGGCTCTTCTTTTTTCGTGGCATCATTCCACACGTAGCCGCCAATTTCTTCCTGTGTCGAAGTCGGTTTACCCGCTTCTTTCAAATCCATATCCACCTGCACCCGCGCCCCGCGCACGATGAAAATCCGCGCTCTGCCATCTTCCTGCACACGGATTCGCTGCTGCACCGCTTGAATCCCATTCATCACCGCCTTATTCGCAGGTTCAGAACGGATGCCATATTTCTCTAATGTTGCTCTGTCCTCAGCATCATGGTCGGCAACCGTCCCGTTAATCGGCTCATTCTCGCGTGCCAGCGCCCACATATCGCGCCAGAATTGCCCATCAGGTTCAGCAACATCGTTGTATTTCGCCTTCATCGCATTGACCTTTTCACGGCTCAATCCCGCTTCCAGTCGCACAATCTCAATCGCCGCATCCGATACCAGCAGCCGCGTTTGGTAAATTTCGCGGTAGAGATAAAGTCGGTTATCCGCGTCCTCACCCCACCACTGGCACACGAACGGATTCCGAAACCCGAAGTCGATACTCCGCCAGCGCCGGACGAATTGAACACCCACAATGTCCGCATCAATCAGATGAATATCCTCATTCCACTCTTCGTAAACCGCGCCCTGACTAACCGACCACTGATTATCCAGATACCGTTTGCGCCGAACACCTGTCAGCCGTTGCAGCTTCCCAAGGACATACCGCTTTCCCTCTTCGGTCCAGTTCTCACCATCCCAATAATTCGGATTGTCCTTGTGATACGTGTTCAGCAACTTGACCATGTTGTTATCAGCCCTTTGTTTCAGCCAGTGGTCAGGTCTATCGGGATTCGTATCGGCAAGTAATAACGGATAGGGATATGGACCAGAGCGCAGCCGCATAATGAATGTTTCCCAATCCGACAATTCAAATTGCACCGCCTCAGCCGGATAAATGATGTCATATTCGCTCGATAAAATTTTGCCCGGTCTATCCATGCCACCAACGACAATTTCCGACCCATTGGGATAAACATAAGTCTTGCGATATTCGCGCTGCACCGTGGCGACAATCGGATTATCGAAGCCCATCACATCCCGCTCGTAAGTCACCAGCGTACTGTGTGCGAGGTCTGCTCTCACCTTCCGCACAATCAGCACTCGCGCACCGGGATACTCCCAGCAGACCCAATTGATGAAATACAAAATGCGGAGTGTCTTACCCGTTCCGGCAGCCCCGCATAACAAAATCTCATCGTAGGTCTGTACAGCCTCATCGAAAGCTGCACCCATATTGCCGCGAAATTCAAAGTTCCAGTTGCATCGGCTCCGCGCCAGCCGCATCATCGTTTCGACTTTAGCGCGTTCGAGCCTACCCTTATCGCGCCACTGGGACTCCCGCTTGTTGGAATAATTGTGTAGCGAGGTCATGTCCAAACTCCGCAACTAACGCCTCATAATCAACTTCACCGCTGCGAATTGCCAGCACCGCCTCAGTCTGCCAATCCATCACTTCAACTCTGTCAGTGAAGAGTTTGTAATACCGTCCAAGCTGAACAGCAGCAGCCTGTGGGTCATGAAGTTCAACTTCGATTTCGTGGATAGTGGTATGTTCGGTGATGACCGTCCGATGCCGCATTTTTTTGACTGTGTTCGTCACACCGTTTCTGCGTGCGACATTCATATCCGGTACACCATCTTCATCCAACACATAGCGCATATCACCGAGAGCATGAACACTGAGGATGTGCAGTACCTGATTTGCACTCAGCGTACTCTCTTGCAACCGCTTATCAATCGCCTCGCGCACATGCGACTTTCTGAGGTTTTCAGAACTAATTGCCGCCGCCGTTTGCCGATTTTTAACCTTATACCCGGCTTGAATCACTGCCTCTGTGCCATTCATGCCGCACAAAAAGTATTGGTTGATGAACTCAAATTGCTTGTCAGTTAATCGTGCCATCGTTCGCACCTTTCATATCCAGCAGCGCAATCCCCACATCCGTCAGTCGATACCCCGCCTTATTCCCCAGTGGACGATTGACCAGATTCAACCCCTCCAACTGCCGCAGGTAATAGCGCATCGAACGTTCCGGGATTTCCATGTACTGCGACAGCAGCCGCGATGACATAGCATCACAATAACGTTCCCGCCAGCGCATCTCACTCAGCACACGCATCTGGAACGGGTCAATCTTCAGGCGCATCAATCCCGCCTCAGCCCACGCGCACACCTTCATCGCCCGTGTTCCATTGACCTGATAGCCACTCTTATCACCGACTGGACGATGCACCAATTCAGCATCTTCTAACTTCTGCAATCGTCGCTGTATCGTGCGCGGCGACACATTTAAAAACTGTGGTAAAGCCCGTCCTGAAATCGGCAAAGCCCGTCCCGCCAATAATCGCAGCAACCCCACATCCAGCGCGTTCAATGTAGAGGCTTGTCGCTCAATCGAGTCGCGTGCAGCCAGCGAACACACCACCCCTTGAATCGCACTGTATCCCGAACGTTCGCCCTCTGGACGAAACAAAAATCCGGCATCCTCCCCACGTCGGAGATAATACCGGACTGTTCTTGGCTTCATTTTCATTTTATCAGCCACAATCGCTGATGGAACTAACCCGCGCACTTCATCTTGCAGTTCCCGGATGACGCGCACAAGCCGCATATCGAAAGGTGACATTTGCACTAAAGGTTCAGCTAACATTGTGCCCCAATTCCATGTGAACATATCAGCTAAATCCTAATAAATATGCGCCACAACATAGGCAATAACCCATCACAAACCAACTACGCTTTGCGCTTCATCTGCCAATAGACTTCTATTGTCGGTTCTGTGTAAACACAGCTACACACTGGACATTCAAATTGCGAACCATCTTCGGTCTCGCCAACATACTCGCACTTCCCATTGCAATTGATACACTCACAACTCACAAACCGTCGCAGACTGCGTATCCGTTTGTAATTCCATCTTGCACCTGAAACGATAATTGATGCCACGTTAGCCTCACTATTCTCAACCACCATTTAGATAATCTGTGTTATCGCAATCCCTCAATCTTCATCTTCCGCGTCTTCATCTTCATCTTCATCTTCGTCGTCCCAGAAGCCAACATAGTCATCATCATCCTCGTCCCAATCATCGTCATCGTAGCCACCGTCTAAGAAGATGCTGCTATCCCAATCGTCCTCAGCATCGTAGTAGCTATCGTCCATACTATTGCTATCTGATTCGACTTCGCGGGGACGCGCCGCACTACCAGCACGCATGAACTCAGCAAATCTATCGCTCTCCATAACCCGCCATTCGTTCATTTCATCCAGCAAGTGCAATATCGGCAGCATAGCAGTCGCTTTGTAAGCATCATGCCAGAACTGCGCCGATAATGCGTAGCCGCGATTGACGTATTTCATGGCACGCTCAATGAGTTTTATCGGCGTACTGGTGACACGCACGAAGTTGATACGCCCATTCAACGTGTCTTCGGGATACAGCAGATAAGCCACATCCAATTGCGGCAATGCCACAGCACTAATCGTCAGGTCGAAGTCTTTGAGGATGTTATACGGGTTCGACCAATCTTCATCCGTCAGGGGTTTGAGAACATTGATTGTGCCATCGACTAGCGGCACGACGTAGCCGCGCTCATTCTCAGACAGAATGAAGTACGAGTCGTGGATAGCCCGACAAGCCTGATACAATTGTTCGGAATGGCAGAATACGTCAACATCATTTGGCTGCCACTTTAAAGCAGTATTATCCTTGTAGTTGCTCATCTGCCACAGTGCAGCACTACCCGCGATTGTTCCGTAGGCATGTAACTGACGATATACAGTAGCAACAAACGATGTCGCGCTACATTCATGTGGTGGCAACTGAATCGCCTTACCCGGTAGTGGCTCATAATCCTCACTCACACCCGGCACATATCCCCCTTGTTGCTTCAATCCATCAACAACCACAGCCAGTAGAATCTCGCGCTCACTGCCCACGACACGCTGTTGCTCAGTCCCCAAAGTCGCAACTTTAATATTTGACATCATAGGAGTCTCTTCTGCTCCAGCTTCTTGACCTTCAACGCATCCAGCAAATATCGCGCCTGAACACCATTCCACTCCGCCTTATAAATCTGCTCACAGCGCCAACGTGCATTGATGTATGGCAGCCCCAACGCATCGAACACCGTCAGTTCATCCGGCAAAGATAACTTGTGACTATACGTAGGATGCTCACCCACATAATCGCACAGCCACCCGTAGCCTTCATGAAAGCGCATAGCGGACTTCTCAATCATCATCCGCGTCACGACATACTTATTCCCATCAGCAGGACCCGTCCGTAACCAGTGGAGATAACCAAAATTATCACTATCCCCAATCGCCAACTCGACAGTCACCCCGCTCAGCACAAAGCAGCGTAGCCGCTCACCCCACCGGGGACGCATCGTCTCTTTGCGTTTCGCGTCCACATGCCGATACAGGGCTTTGTGAATCGTCCCGTTCTCAACGAGATTATCCAGCATCACCCCTAGTGCAATTGGATTATGCGGCTGACATACAATCTCAATATCACCCACAGTTTCTTTCTCGCGGCGGATTGAGCCAGCAATTTCAATCTTGTCGCAGTACGTCTCAAGCCACGTCACCACACCCTGCGCCAACACCTCAGCATATCCCCGCTCCACTCGTTCACCGTCGCTCATATCAAGCATCCTTCGTCAAATCAAAACCGTGCATCAGAATCACCCCGCGCCGCAGCACCCGCCCCTTGCGGTCCCGGTTCACAATCGCATACCCGAAATGTTCCAGCACAGGGAGCGCCGTCCAGATTGTCCCGAATGCCAGCCCCGTCAAATCCATAATCTCATGAATACTCGGTCCAGTCGGATTCTCATCAAACCAGCAATCCAACGCCTCCACAATCTTGATTTGGGCAACCGTCAATCCCTCACGCCATGCCCGGTCAATCGCTGCTTTCTGAGTTGCATGTAATCTCGTTGCCATCTCACCACCTCCACTAAAGGATGGGCGCTTCTATTCACCCACCCCGGCGAGTCCGGGCTATTCAATTCTGGAAGCCCTTCCCCATTCATAGAAACATCTGTCAGACTAAGACAGTCATGACTCATCATTAGGTGATTGCACACCACTACCAAGCAGTGTCAGTTTTTGCTTCTCAACAATCATTTGTGCCACTGTGTGATTCTCATCTACCAATAAATACTGCATGAGCGGGTTGCTATACGGGTCATGAATGCCAGTCGCAAATGCGGTTTTGAAAAACTCGGCACGGTTGACCAACGCCATTGCCAGCACACGATTTTTCTTCTCAATAGTTTCTTTTCGCATGGGAATCGCGGCGATGTGCATTCGTCCCCGCGCTCCACCTGCAAATATGAAATCGACGATGAAGCCATAGCGAATGACATCATTACCAGCAATCGTGTTGTTAAACTTCACCGGAATCATCCCCACCACGATGCCACCATGCTTACCGAGCCACCGCGACAATTCACTCTGTGCAGCTGTTACACTGCGAGTCGTCCGCGAGTTCGGTGCATTCTCACCAGTTGCATCTTCCAGAAATGGCACCTTGATTTCTTCAAGTACATCGCTGTCAATCTCAAAATCCCAACTCATAATGTTTTCTCTCGATTCTTTTTCCACAAATATTCCAGCGGACGGCTGACCGCAAACATCGCCTGTTCACGAGCGATACGCGCTGCCCGTACTTGGTCCGCCTCGTACACCTTGCTATCGACCACATGCCCCTCGATAGCCCGATACCCCGTCCCATCGAATGCCACCAGTCCCACCTCGACAAAATGCTTCAGGTGACGGCTGGCTGTTGTACGATGACAACCTACCGCAGTCGCAATCTCGGCTGTGCCGAGGTTAGCTGCCCTTGACGTAATCCCATTTTCTTTTAAAAGATTCAAGATGCGCTGTGCAAAATGTCCACAGTAGTTACTACGTAACGAAAACTGCTGTATTAGTGTGTCCTTTTGCACCATAAAAAAATGACCCGCATTCATGACGAGGCTGCTAATCCGCCACAAGGTAGCAGTCGATGTATCCTGACCCACTGCCTCGACAAACCCAAGGCACTTCAGACGTTCAATGCTCCGATAAATCGTCCGCCACGAATTGAACTTAGCCAGCAGCATCAATTCCCGATACGATGCCCGGAACACACCATCCCCATGTCGATGTGCATCTTCTTTCCGCCGTTGAATCAATGCCGCCATAACGCGCTTATCCGTATTCCCTGTGCGTCCAGCCCACTGCATCGTCTCCACAAACGCATCCAGCGCAGCTTGATTATTCTTTTGCTGATAATTCCCCTCTCCCAGCGCAGCGTTCGGGAGAGG